GGCTTTTTTATGTGCCCTATCCTATACGGTCGCGGTGCCTCACAGAGCGCGCACCAAGCCCGTTCCGTCTCTTACCCTATCAGTGCCGCCTATAGCATAGAGGCTGACCATTGCGGGCGGCTGGCATCCATCGCACGCGCCGCACCATGCCGCGCTTTATCTTGCCAGACACGCGCCAAGCTGAACCATGACGCGCTTCACTGATTAGCATTATTGCTTACTTCACTGATTAGCATAAATGATCCTTGACGGCTCACTACTTATACAAATTGCACACCACGGAAGCGTGCCAGTGATTAGCATTTTGTATCATCACGGCAGACCCCTACCCCTGTAAGAAGAAAAGGGCTTTCTGCCTTATATTTCAGCCTATTGCTATCAGCGCCTCAATTCCCCTGCTATCAGATAAAAGAAAAGGGGAGATACAATCTCCCCCCTAAATCCCCTTATATTCTTGTCTTACTATATGGCCGCCTTAAGCCATTGCGGACCCTAAAATTCCGGATCAGCTTGTATCGCAGCGGCTATCATGTCAGACGGCGCTTGTTCCGGAGCATATTCTTTACCCGCATAAAATAGCCGCGTCTTATTTGTATACACTTCAACAAGTCCCCGCTTATTGTTAAACTTAAAGCGATAGGCGCGGACTATATCGCCGCAATCGTCCGCCTTCCATACCAAGGCGGCTATCTTAGCTTCAAGCTTTGCATTTAAAGCAATTACGGCGCTCAATTCAGACTGTAGCAATTCAATTGCGTTATTCATAAGAAACCCCCGTTTCTGATATCGTCGGATCATTCCGACAAGAAAGAGAATAAATTGATTTGATTAACAATTCAATAAAAAAGGGGGGAAATTCCCCCCTAATCTCAATTTATTTTATCCCCCGCTTTAAGCGGCTAAAGCATATTCTTTCGCCAAGCCCCATAGCGCAGCGTTTAGCGTGATATCTTTTTCAGCGCTCTTTACGGCGCGGCTGGAGCGGAATTTATCGCCGATCCGTCCGCCTTGTCCGCCTTTGATTAAATTCTCTTGAACGCGATTGAACGTCTTCCATAAATCAGCGCCATTGTCGCCATATCGACGCGGACGTAGCAAGTGAAGCGGTTCAATCGGACAAATGTCGTCGCGATTTTCTCCCGCCTTGGTAACATATTTAATCGAAAGCGCCCGATCCGCAAATTCAAGCGCTTTTTCAGGGGATAGGTTAACCTTTGACCACTCAATCGCTGCAATCGCACCTTGATCCGCCCGCTCAATCACAGAATATGAACCTTCAATAATCCGATCCGCGATATTAGCGCCACGGTGCGGAATTGAGATTTTGCCAAGGGTTTCATCCTGTATCACTAAACCATTTAAACACGCTAAACGCATTAAGGCGGGTATAAGGTTTAGTCCGCTTGTTCCGTCATGAGCATTTAGCAATGCAATCTCCGAAACCGTTTCCCCTACTCTTGCCAGACGTAAATCCGCGTCTTGTTCACGACGAAAGCGGATAACGTGCTTTTGAAAACCTTGCTTGTCCGGATTGCGAACGTTTCTTGCGCTTGCGCGGACTGGAACGAAGCCCGCGTTTTTCATAATGTCCACAATCTCAAAAGTCGGGATATGACGGAATTTATCTGTCCGGCTATTGTGCGGACACTCCGCGTAGGTTGCGCTTGGCAAGCGAATAGCCGTATCTGTAGCAAATCGGTTCTGGTTGTAAGACATATCGTTCATAATAAACCCCCGTTTATGTAGCGCGTTATTGCGCGTATTTTTTGTAAATCAATTTTTTGTTGATTGCAAGCGGTAAATTGAAATTAATTTTCGCCTATATATTATAAAGCATAAACCGCCTATTAAATCGCTTTTTTGCTTATCAGTGAAAAAGATAAAATTTTTTCACTTCAATAACATTTTTCGCTTGCTTTTCACTAATTCGCAATTATGCTTATCAGTAGGATCAATCCTGATCCAATTTAAACGGGGGTTTAAATGAAAATTCAATTCAAACGGTTTCTTTCGGTGGATAGTCCGAAAGCGGTTAAGGCGAATTCATACGGTTATCTTAACGGGATAAATTACGGTGCGCCTCATAAATCGGGCGGTGTCGGAAACCTTTGTTCACACGCAAGCGCCGGATGCATTGCGTTATGCTTAGGTGAACATTCCGGACAAGCTGCAATGTCGGAAACCGTACGGGATAGCCGCAAGCGCAAAATGGTTTTCTTTATGAAATACCGTTCCGAATATATGCAAGAATTCGCCTATCACGTTCAAAAACTAATCGATAACGCTAAAAAAGACGGTTTAAAACCCGCAATCCGCCCTAACGGTTCAACGGATATCGCTTACGAAGGGGTTGCGGTTACGGTTAACGGTTTAACCTATCGCAATATTATGGAAGCTTTCCCTGCTATCCCATTTCTGGATTATACAAAGAACCCTAACCGATTTAACCGGAAATTGCCGCCTAATTACCATTTAACCTTCAGCCTATCAGAAACAAACGAACCGATTGCGCGGGCGCTATTGGCACGGGGGGTCAATGTTGCCGCCATTTTCGATCACGGTTTACCGGAAACGTATTTAGGTTATCCCGTTATTGACGGGGATAAGCATGATTTACGGTTTCTTGATCCAAAGGGTGTTATTGTTGGATTATCCCCCAAAGGTCATAAAGCGAAACGGGATCAATCCGGTTTTGTTATCCGCAATTATGAAACCCATAACGCATAGGGGAGGGGAAACCATGCCACAATTTACCGTAACCGTTGAATTTTCAGGCACTAAAACCTACGAAATTGACGCGCCAGATGAAACGGCGGTTCATGCGTTATTTGACCGCCTGTCAACCTTTGACACTTACGACAACCCGATCATTGATCGCGTAACCGAAATAATAATTAAACTTGAACCTAAACCGAACCCCGAACCTAACCCAACGGGTTACAACCCTATGAACCGGAGCGGTAACCTATAACCCGCACCCCGAAACATACTTCACAATGTCAAAGAACCGGATACTAACCTATCCGGTTTTTCTTTATTTTGCAATAGGTTAAACATAAAAAAGGGCGGTCGGCACAACGGGGATGAAAGCCAACCGCCCCAAGCTACAACCGCCGGAGACGAACGGGAGCCTTGTCTTAACCATACAATAACGGTTTCAAGAAAACAACCGCGTACTTTTGTCAAAGGTTAAAAAAGCCTCACCCAACGTGCCAGCGTCTGGTTGATACCTGATTTTTTTAATGTAAATCCCCGTTATGACATCAACCTTCGGATCACCAACCCGACCGATAATAAGCCCGATATCCGCCTTATTTGCGAAGTGTGAGCTGTCCGCGATATTGTATAACCCCAAATCGGCACTATCCAAATGGGCGGAACCCTTGGTCGGATGAGCCACAACGCAGACCAACACATTATATTGCATTGCGAACGCCTTCAGCTTCCTAATCGCCCGCCCGATATATTCGGTTGTGGTTTCATCCCGCTTTTTATTCTGCTCAATCTCATTAAACGGATCAATCAAAACCATCTTGCAACCGCCACGGATAACCGCAACCTGCATCCGGTCAATCAACCAATCAATGTCATGATCCGTGTCACTATCCCCTTTTTCCGGCGCGATAAACGTAAACCGATCCTCAACGAACTCAACCGCCCGTTTACGGTTAACCGGAGCCGCAAACTTAATCGGACCTTGCAGAAACGTGGACATGAGGGTGTCAGTGACATACGGGACAACCTTCATTTCAAAGGATGCAACCGCAACCCCCCAACCGTGCAACCTTGCCATGTTAGCGGCGAACTGGAGCGTCCACGTTGATTTACCATGCCCCGGAAACCCACCCACAACCATAAACGCCCCTAAATATGGGCGGATATACTGATCCAATGAACCCCAACCCGTTGTGTAGGTTGTAATCGGCTCCTCAGGCGGAAAGTCCGATAGCTTGTAAACCCCATCAACCGGATAAGGTTTTGCCGCCCCTATAATTTCCCGCACGGTATCAGAACCGTGATTTACCAAAACCTCATTAAAATCTTTGCAGGTTTCGGGAAACGTTACAAACGAACACCGAACCCGATCAAGGCGGCGGACAAGTTCATCCCCTAACCGCCGCCCCGCATCGTCGTTATCAACCGCTATGATGATCCGACGGATCTTCGTAAGGCTTTCCCAGTCGGCGGTGATGTATCCGAATTTTGTATCGGCATCTGGTACGATATCATCTGTTGTCCGTGGAACGACAATGAGCCGTCCATCCGCGTCACGGGGAGGCGGCGCACCGTCTGGGACGGAGACAACATATGGGTATCCGGCAGTTGCCACCGCCAGTGCGTCAACCTCTCCCTCAGTAATAACAAGGGAAACGCTTCCGTCGTGTAGCGCAGGGTCTGTGAGAATGTCCGCATTGTAAAACTGTTTCCTTCCGTTTGCTTGTTGCCAAAATGACTTTTTCGGCCCCCTGTATTTGTGGCCGACTATTTCCCCGTCCTTGATGAACGGAAAACACAAGACATCCCCTTCAGGATGACTAACGACCTGCCCATCCGGCCCGCGCCTTCCTGAGTAAGTCCCCATATGGATCGCGGTGTTGATGTTGATCCCGCGTTTTTCCAACCATTTTTGATGAAGTTCTGAAAGCATCCGTCATTTCCCCGCCTGTCCACCCGCAATGAAAGCACCGCCACCCTATACCCGTAGCGTCAATCCTTACCGATAGGCAATGATCGTATGCGTGAACCCGTTTACTGCTGCACTTTGGGCAAATTGTCTTTTGCGCCGCCTTAGTCTCCGATCCAATCCTGATGCCGTGTTTCTGCGCTATCTGCCTCACGTTTGACATAATCAAAATATCCCCGAACTACTTCGTTAGCCTTATTGATCCACTTTTCCTTAAACTGTAACCGATCTTCAGGATCGTTCGCCATATGAACCGCTATTGCAATCAACGCGATTGCTTCCTGTAATGCCGCCTCTAATTCGTTATTCGTCATCTTTTTTGTCCCATGAAAATTTAGGTAATGTTACCTTCGGTTTAGCTTCAGGCTGAAATGCCGCCCGTATCTTTTCTATCCGCCGTTCTTGTTTAGCGGAAACCAAACGCACCATTGGCATCTCAATCCTTGATGTTCCACTGCCACCACCCCTCCTTCCACTTTTACTTCTCTTGTTCATAAAAGCCATTATCCATTCCTCCACATTAAAACGCACAGCAAAACAAAACAACAGAACGTATGCGCCACGTAAAACAACGCGGCTAAAGTAGTCAGACTGGTCATTTTAAGCCCAGAGCCTCCTTCATTTCCGCCACCTTCTTTTGCATGAACACGACCCTGTCCAATGCGTTGTCCCGCTGCCTTTCCGCCTCTGCCAATTTCTTACGCAGGTCAATGATATGATCCATCGTCTCAGGATCAGCATGGCGGGTATTAGGCGGGTACGGCCCCAGCCACCGGATTTCCGCCGATAGCTTCTTGCTTTGGTATCCCGTCATGGGTTCGCCCTTTCTGTTACACATCACTCACCCTCCCAAAGACCATGATCTTTCAATACTTTTTTAACGATCCCATAGCCCAAGGCGGCAGGATCTTTTAACGCGGAATTAGCTATATTTTGCATTTCTTTTGCACCAACCTGCCATTGCCCAGATTGTTCAACGGGATGATCCGCAATTAATTGTAATGCTTGCCGCAACCGTTCAATCTCATCGGCAGCTTCGTTCTGCAATCCAAGGCGAAACGTGTAACCATCTTGATGGTAAATAGTATTTGCACATTTGCGTAATTGTTCAACAATGTCCATCACTCACCCTCCTTCAGTGCGGCGTCAGGGATAATGCCTAATCCATTGGCTAATATCAAAGCAACAACGCCAAGTTGGTCGTCTAATTTTTTCCCATTTTCCTTCCAAATTTCAGCAGCATGATGCATTGCTTGATACATATTAATGCGCAGCCGTTCAATCTCATCGGCGGCTTCATGCATCGTTGCTTCAGCCGCCTCAATTGGGCCGTCTGTGTACCCAGCAATTTCTTGCCGCAACCGTTCTACAATATCCATCACTCACCCTCCTTCAACGAAACCATAAATATACAAGAACTATCCAGAAAACCGTATTGCATATAAATTCAATCGCATGGTCTGACATCACTCACCCTCCTTCAGTGCGGCACGGGCTAATTGCCCAACCATATCTTCCACAATTTTCATTGCAATCTGTTTTTCCGATAGGGCATTTCCACGGCCAAACTTGTAAGAATTGCTTACCAGTTGACAAGGATTCCTTGACAAGTGCTTCTGCTTTTTCCCGCTTATACAACCAGTTGCTGGTCTTATCGGGGTCTACCGCCATGAAAATATTTAACGCTTCCCGCAACCGTTCAATTTCATCAGCGGCTTCACATGTATCAAAATTAACAACCCACCCAATAATTGTTTCTTTACGATCCCGCAACCGTTCAACAATATCCATCACTCACCCTCCTTCAGTGCGTTGTTGACAAAAAGTATAAGTGCTTTGGCATTCGGTGGGCTATCAGATTCGCAGTGCGTTAAAATATAACGTAACGCTTCCCGCAACCGTTCAATCGCGCTTTTTGCATCACGGGATAACTGATCTTTGCCATTAAAACGCAGATGCTCTTCTAACCGTTCTACAATATCCATCACTCACCCTCCTTCAGTGCAGCGAGAACAATAGCCTTAACTCTTTCATCGTTTTTTACATAAGGCAAAGCCCATCGCAAAGCATCCCGCAATTGTTCAATCTCATTGGCGGCTTCGTTCTGCAATCCAAGGCGAAACGTATAGCCATCTTGGGAGTAAACAGTATTTGCGCTTTTGCGTAATTGTTCTACAATATCCATCACTCACCCTCCTTTAGTGCGGCCCGTTTTTTAATTTCATCTTTTATATCTTCCGCCATTGCAATCATGTAGTTATACGCGGTAAACCCACTATATTGAATTTTGGCAAATTTTGCTGGCTCAGTCATTCCGTCATTGATTATAGTATCAACAGCATTGATGCAGTCTTCATATGAACCCCGCAGCCGTTCAATTTCATTGGCGGCTTCATACGAAAGTTTGTAATCATATTCTGGCTCGTCTTCTGTGACATGAAGAAAAGCATTTATGCGCCGCAACCGTTCAACAATATCCATTACCACTGCACCTCCCCGTTAATAACAACCTGCACATACCACCTGTCGCCGTCTTCGTTTTCCCACAGCGCAGATATGTTGTCGCCGTCCCGTTCATGGCGGACTATCCACTTTCTCATTGCACCGTTTCCCCGTTCTTCCACGCCGCCAGAAGTTTAAATTTATCCTTTATCCTTTGCACAACCACATCTTTCCAAGTGCCGTCTTCCACTTCTGATTTAAACAAAATCGTATAACCCTGTATCAATAATGGGTCTTCAGATGTCTGAACGATTACAACCAGATTATCTTCAATCAAATCCAAATTGGTATATACATCAGGGTATACAGGCTTCAGTATTTCAATTTCCAACCCCCGAACACGGGGTAAAAGTAAATCGGCTATTCGTTCCATGTCAGTCATGACCGCCCTCCCAATCAGCAGGACATATGGGCAACATCATCCAATGGGTAGGGCGGCAACTTAAATAAAATTTAGGATCATCAATTTGGGCATATTGCCATTGGTCTGCGTAAATCCATTTGGCAACCATAAGATGACAGCCGGGTTCACAAACTAATACCCATTCATCTTTTGGGCAGGTTTCTATTGGTTGCCAATCAGTCATGACGCACCATCCCGCAATAGCCGTGGGTTGTACTAAATAGTCCTTCGCGTATCACGCAATCGTCTGTATCTTTTACTTCTTTAATTAAATTAACCCACCGCCAAGCCATGCACGTTTTGCCAATACATGAAGCAGCAAATTCTGGCCTATTCATACTCATGCAGCATCCCATTTTTTCAGCCTCTTCAGGCGTCACATAATGTGGGGTGTCAGTCATTTCGGTAACTCCGGTAATTCCATCCACCATTTAGGAGCAAACCAAACGCCCCATGACCATTCTGCATCAGGCTTCGCACCTTCCGCCCCAGAATCCTCCGGCCACATATCGTAAGGCTCCCAATAGCCAGTCTCTACCCAGCCATTGCCCTCTTCATCCCTGCCGCCCAATAATATCATGCGGTCTTTGGGAGCCGTATCCATTGTTTTCCATTCAAATTTGGATTTCCGCAAACCAATAATATGAAGGGCTTTTTCCTTCGCATACTCCTCAATTGTAATTCCTGCATCAATTGCAGCCTGACGTTCATCTGCTGATAGTTTGACTAAAGTGTCATTAATTAAATCTTCATTGTTAACTTTTGAAAGATCAATCATTTTTGCCTCCTGCGATATTCTCTGGCTCTTTCTGCGTTATAATTTTTACAAGCAGTACATCTGCATTTATGCCGCTCATAACATACCCTTGTCCCATGTTCCCATTTTATGTAATCCCTTAAATCTCCTGAAACTAAAGCTTCTTCGGGCGGCATACGAATTAAACGCCTCCAAAGTGTGTCCGCCCGTATTCCTAATTTTTCAGCCCAATCACATAATGGTAGGGTTTCCCCATTGTGCGTGATTAATCTGTTATCCGACCTATTACGCATTTGTTCTTTCATGGAAGCCCAACGACAATTTTCAGGATAATATCCTTTAGTGTTATCAATCCTGTCTAATGACGTTCTCTCTGGGCGTGGTCCCATATCTTGGAAAAACTTGTCGTAGCTTTCCCATTCAGGGCAATAGCCCAAACCAACATACCGATCTTTTGAAACATGTTTTGAATTTGGATCGCAACGATTTCTCATTGATTTCCAAGCGTTATATGTCCTTGTACCTGTAGGATTTTCCCACTTTTGTTTTCTCTTTTTTCTCATTTCAACTCTTAATAAATTGTGGAACGTTGGCGGCGGGCATTTGGGAAACGATATCCTGCTTTACCCTGTCAAGTTCCCTTTCCTCAATATCCAGCTTTAATAATGCGGAGTATCCCATGATGTCAATAATGTTGTCAAGATATTTATGGTTACCATTTAACATCCGCGAAATTTTATTTACGATCATCTCTAACCCCTCCTTATGAGAATCAGATAGGTGCCTCCAATTTTTGGATTCGTATAAAATTTTCTTAAAATTTTGCGTTGTTTTCGCTACATCCCGAAATGGCCCATAATTTTTTTCGCGGGAGGATAGTACCTCTTCAACAATTCCACTTTCGGTCTTCTGCTTCATCATATCCATTTTACTCTCCTGTTAAACAAAGTTCTTGCTTATACGTTTCATGTAGCTTTCCGCCTCCGACACCAATTCAGAAATCGTCGGGGGAAATTTCGCCTTCGCTAAAATACCCTCTGCTGGGTCTGACAACCGTTGCAGGACTTCTGGCGGGAACTTTCCTAACGCTTCCGCCGCGTTCTCCATCATCAGGGATGGATTCGGGATGTGGTTGAGGTTGTAGCACCTCATTATTTTTCTGACCGCCTGTTCCGGCGTCAGGGATAATTCCGTATTCTGTGCCGTATTGCTCCCTCCACTTCGCTTTTCTCCTTTCGCTTGCTTCTTCAAGTCTTGCGAATGCATCCTCAATTTCCTTTTCCTTCGCAGTTTTAGATTTCTTTTTGCCGCCTCCTAAGATGGCGACGATGTACGGGATGGCATCGTGCGGCTCCGCATCTACAGCCGCCTGAATTGCATCCATTACCCTTTCTTCATCTTGCCCCGTCATTTTGAGACAGCGGCCAACGAATGAGTTTACGGTAGCCTTTGCGACCCCTAACGATATTAGCATTCCCACCGCCTGATCCCAGAATGCCTTGGTGTTATTTACTGGCGGCTCTTCGGGAGTGTCAAAAATGCTAAGTAGTGGATCTTCCAACTCCGTAGGAGTTGTATCTTGGTTCCCTGATAGGTTACTGTACCAATTTTGGGATGTGTCAGTGGGAAAAACGGTACTTGTTGAGTGGTTAGCATTTAAGCGAACTACTTTAGTATTTTTCCGCGCCCCAACACGTTTTCCCGTGTCAACGATCAATCCCAATTCAATCAAATTCGCAAAACACTTCATCACGGTCTTACGATCCATGGCGGTGTCTTCACTGATTCGTTCAATAGATGGGTAGCATTCGCCATCGGAATTGGCGTAATTTGCAAGCATGATAAGCAAGTACTTATCAGTTGCACGTTCTAATTTCTGAGATGTGGCCCAAGCCATAGATTGGAAAGACATAACGACCTACTACCTATTGTAAGGCGGTCGTTTTTGGACTATATGGGGAACAGTCCTGAACTTCCGCGACGACCAAGTTTGAGGATTAGGCCTTGCAGGGCCGTCACCCATTAGAGCAGTCCCGATTAGTCGTCGGGGCTGCTTATCTTTTTAACCCGTTTCTTCTTTCGGGTCAACTTCGGATTCCATCCAATAAGGTATTCCGTAATCTTGACCCCGTGGTACAATTCGGCGGCTTTCTTCCTGAGACGATATGCCGCATCTTTGACCGACCCCGTTGATTTTACCTCTTCGTAAATCACTTTCCCACTTTTCGTATCAATGTACGAAAAATCGCAAGTGTATGTACAATATTTCTGATCATTAATGTACACATCAAATCCATACTGCAATTGCAGATCCTGAATCAAACCACCCTTTTCCGCCAGTTTCAGTTCAAGATAACGCTTGGCCTCACCCTTTGAGTCAAACGTAATCCCATCAAACGTGCGGTCGGCCTTGGGGCTCACTTTGTATTTCGGCGGCATCATCGGCATCCTTCGGGAAAAAATCGTCTTTGGTTAAGATAATCCCACGTTGCTTTGACGCAACCATTAATTCGATCTGGCGGCGGGCTGGGATGAAACCACCCGTCCCACCTTTCTCCGTAGGCCACGTCCATTTGTATACCGCTTGTGTAGACATCGCTAACATATCCGCAACGACGCGGGGGCCGCCCAGCTTCTTAATTACCCGTTGTGCAATCATATGAACCATTTGTTTCTCCAAACTATGTTGACAACTTATCAACTGTATGTTTATCTGTCAAGCATCAATAACGGGGAAATTGAAAATGGTACAACAAGTAAAACCTTGGACATGGGAGGAGATTAAGTTCGTATCGGACTTAGCCTCCAAAGGATACTCCGCGAAGAACATCGCGCTTGAATTAGTGGGGCGGAATAAAAACTCCGTTATCGGTATATGTCATCGGAAGGGGATACCACTCCTGCAAAGGACACTCCCCAAGGAGCAGTTGCCGCATGCACTACCCAGAAAAGAGAGGGAGAAAAGGAAGGGTGCTTCCTTTAATATAAAGAACCCTAAGCCAGTTCGCTTACCGCCGATAAAGACCTTTGAGACGCACAAAGATGAAAACTTCGTCCCGCTCAATAAAACATTGGACAACCTGCGGTATTTTGAATGTAGGGCTATTGTGGGGCCAATAAAGCACATGGATACGCTGTACTGCGGGCATCCCGTAGTCCCAAGCAAATCATGGTGTCCGTATCATTTCCGTATTTACACAATTCCAAATAGAAAGGCTTACGCATGAGACAAAGCGAACGGGAATGGGCGGTTTTTACAAAGCGCTTCCAAAATTCACGGGCGGCTGTTTTCAAAGTCGCGGAATATATCTGGCGGGAAAAGGGCCTTGGGGTAACCATTCCATCAATGGAATTAGCACCTAATGTGACGAAGTCCGCTGAGTATGTCGATAAGGGTGACATTATTTGTCATACCGCCAGTGGTAATGATTTTATCATTGAGGTAAAGGGAACGAAGCATAGCTTTACATCTGTGTCAGATTACCCCTTCAAGTCAGTCCTTATCAATGAGGTACACAAAACGCATCGCGTAAATGCATTTGCGTACTTCATCGTTAATAAAGATAGGACACATGCATTTGTTGTTAAAACAGATACGATGGATCAATGGACATCCAGAGATGTTACTGACAGCGAACGCGGTGATACTGAGAAAGCATACTTCTGCACCTTTAATTTAGGTGAATTTATAGAACTATAATTAGTAGTTGACATAATAGCGAATCAGTGGGAAATTCCTCTCACTATCAACGGGAAAGATAAAAATGGCACTTACGAAGGAACAGAAAGAGTTCCGCTCAAAACTATTGGGCGGGTCAGATGCAAACACAATCATGGGAGGTGATGAAGAACGTATTTTTGAATTATGGAAAATAAAAAGAGGGAAAGCAGAAGACCATGATCTGTCCGACGCACTTCCAGTACAGATGGGAGTTTTTACAGAACCTTTTAACATACAGTGGTTTACAAAGCAGACGGGTCGTCATGTTACGGATAACGGTACCCAAAAGATTAGTTTATCTCACTCTTTCATGGGATGCACCCTTGATGGACTCACAGACGACGGCCTCACCGTTTTTGAAGCTAAACACGTTTCTGCGTTCTCTAAGGACGACGAAATTATGGACCGCTACTATCCCCAGCTAACGCATAACATGCTGGTGTGCGGCGTGGAGAAGGCTGTCCTATCCGTCTTTTACGGCAACCATAAGTGGGAGAAGTACGACATAAACCTTGATGCGATATACGCGGATATCTTGATTGACGCGGAAAAACGCTTTTGGGATTGTGTCAAAAATGGCACCCCGCCAGTTACAATTACCGTACGGCCTCCGGTAGATGCGGTGCGCCGCGTTGATATGACGGGCAACAATGCGTGGGCTAACTTCGCGAATCAGTTGCAGTTAAACTCAGCGGGTAAGAAAATGTACGATGAAGCCGCCTCTGGCCTGAAGGGTCTGATGGAGGAAGATATGGCGGAAGCGTATGGATACGGTGTCAGCATCAAGCGCGATAAGCGGGGTGCGTTAAGATTGAAGGGGGATTGAAATGGATATTGTAAACCGATTGCGCGAACTTGGTGATTGGGAAGTGGGTGGCGTAAAATCAGATGCAATTTATCATGCCGCCGCAGATGAAATTGAGCGGGGAATGGGATGGTCCGAACATCTCATTGAGCATGGTATACGCCTTGCCAAAACTATACGTGAATTGGAAAGAATTTGCCCAAACGTACCCCGTCACTTCTGGCTTTCTGCAAAAAAATCTTATTCAGTCTTTATGCAGGAAGAAGCGGATTGGTTAAAAAGAAGAGTTGAATGGGAAAAAAAATGTTTTGGCGATCCGCCAACGCCCGTATTTAAGGAAGGCGATTAATATGCGCGAAGAAAGCGTCTTAATATTGGAAATCCACATGATGACAGATGGTTTCCAAATTGAAGTTCATCCTTTAGTCGCGGCGGATGAGGGGCAATTCATAAGGGATAGGTTGGCGGAACTCCTACCTGAACTTGCGAAGCAATTGCAGAACCCCTCCGCCCCAAGGGAAATTGAGATCGCGGACGGACACGCCCGCGCAATACTATACGAAGTAACTGGTAACCCAGACAGAAAAAAAGCACACTGAAAGGAAAGATTATGAAGACAAGTGAAAGCATTGAACACCTCTCCACGGCCTTAGCAGCCGCACAGGGGGCGTTAAAGAACCCGCCTAAGAACAAGATCAACCCACACTTTAAATCCCGCTACGTGGACCTCTCTGACGGTCTGGATGCGATCCGTGAATGCTACGCAAAGCACGGGTTGGCATTCGTTCAAGGTACGTCCGTAATGGATGGAATCATTATCCTTAACACCCGTATCGTTCATAAATCTGGACAGTGGCTTGAATCGGACTATCCGGTAGGTGGCCTTGGTCGCCCGCAGGAGATGGGGTCAGCGATGACCTATGCCCGCCGCTATTCGCTATTTGGTTTGGTGGGTGTCGCGGGTGAGGATGATGATGACGGCAATGCTGCTCAGGCGGCTGATACGACCGCTGTAAAGGCTAAGGCTGCGCCAAAGCAAATGGAGCCGGGTCTTACGCCAGACGATAGCACCAAACTAATGGAAGTCATTAAGGGTGTATTGGATTTCTGCGAAAACCAACAGCAATTAACGGAGTGGGCGACGGAGAACAAAGACAAAATTGCGATGCTTCTCCCCGGTCACCGCAAAGAATTGCAAGACTATTATAAGTTACGCAGGGACGAATTGAAAGGCAATGGCTGAAGTCATTTATGTCCGCCGCAATGGGAACAAGCTGGAACCTTGCTCCTTAGTGGACGAAGAGGCTTTGGCTGAGTTCCCTACGGGGAAAGACTTATCCGTGACGATCACACGGCCCCGTAGTTCAAAACAACATAGGTTCTTCTGGGCGTTGATTCAGAAGATTTGTGAGAACCACGAAACGTACCGTAAGCCGGAACAGCTACTACTTTGGTTGAAGATCCGCCTTGGGTATGTGGAGGAAGTTCGGTTCCATGACGATAAGGTCTGGTGGGTTGCAAGATCCATTAGTTTTAACGCAATGGATCAAGAAGAGTTCCGAAAGTTTTTTGAGAGTTCTTTGGACGTAATAACGGAAGAAGTAATACCAGAAATCAACCAGTATGAACTCCTCCATGAGGTGGAGAAGATGATTGGTTTTAACATTGTTGACTTATGGAGTAAGTAAAATGGCGTATGAAAAGAAGCATGGCGACGCAACGTTGTTCGCGAATGATCGTAAGACCAAGGATAGCCAGCCAGATTGGCGGGGGTCCATTCATATTGAAGGGAAAGATTATGAATTGGCGTTTTGGAATAAGACCTCCAAGAACGGCAATAATTTCCTTGGTGGACGGATGGGTGATGAAGTTAAGCCGCCTGAGTCAAAGGGATCATTCCCTAAGCCACAACAGGCAAAACCATCAGTTAAAGATTCGCTCAATGACGACATGCCATGGTAAAAAGAGCGTCAATATCAACGAAGAAACGGGTAGCCCTGTTCCAATCACGGGGCGGCCTGTGTCACATATGTGGGGGTAAAATTAATGTTGGAGAAGCTTGGGAGTTGGAGCATAGAATTCCTCTTGCGATGGGCGGGGAAGATGCTGAGGCTAACTGGGAACTGGCCCATATTAAATGTCATCGAACAAAAACGTCTGATGACGTGGGTCAAATTGCAAAGGCTAAGAGGCGCGAAGCGCGTCACCTTGGAGGTCATGTATCAAGGACGCCCTTACCTTTTGGTAAAAAATCTGCATTCAAGCGAAAATTAGACGGAACCGTAGTTAGGAGAGATGAGTAATGGAATTTTTTTACGCTTTAATGAGGCCATTAGTGAGGTTGTCTTGGAGGAACCCAAAATGGATAATTGATGCCATTCAAGTAACTACATATGACCGAAATGGTAGGCCAGAAAAGAAAGAAATTGGTTTTAGAGTAAAACGGTGGGAAGACTTTTTCTTAACGTATGAATCTATCGCAACATTTGAAACGTTAGAAGAAGCACAAGATTTTATAAAAAACCATAAACATTTCCCAATTAACATGGACGGAATTAACTAATGGCACTCATATTACCAGACGATTTTGACCCTAACGCGAAAGAAAATCCGTTAGAAAACATCTACGATCATGCCTTTCCATTGGCGGATAAGCTATCCTTCGCGATTAACGAATCGGTCATGGAGATGGTGAAGGATGGGAAGGTGACCGATAAAATGTCGGATGCGATCATCATCCATTCCATATCCCTCATGCTCATTACTTGCATGATGAACCGCGAAGTTCTTGAAGATAACACATTAGAAACAACCCTCCGAAAAGTTAAAGGTATTGTTCAAGATTATCTAAAGCACCTTCTGGAAAGCGGTAAGGAGCAAACACATTGATTTTGCAACTCAGACCAACTTTACCAATGCTAACCCCAAAAGGTCCAGCTTTAGCGCATTTTGTGATTGATTACGGCGAAGAGCATCACCTTCTATGGGTGTGCGTACAAGATAACACGGGTGAAATTTGGACGTATGCAAACCCGGATGTTAGGGCGCAGACCAATCTGACATTCAAACGAAGGGAAATTCACATGTCTCTTGATGGGGATGATGATGAACGCCAGTGTTAGTCGCACCCCGCCCACAATAATGGAGATGATCCAAACGGTGATTTGGACCAGCAATGCCCGAATGAGGGAGCAGATAATGATGCTTCGTATTTTGGATCATTACGGCCCAAAGCATTTTGTAGCTACATTGGATGAAATTGCGGAGGCTACTTTCACGAATCGGGCGGTGGTGATTCGCGCTTTAAAAGGGCTAAAAGAGTTACAATGGATTGACAGTGAGAGGATTTACAAAAGCAACGGGAGCAATCTCCCCGTAGTTCAAAGTTGTAAATACATTATAACAATCTGTAATGAAAAGGAGGCCGACCAGCCCCGAAACTGATCGGCCCCAAGTCAGGGAGGATACCGTGGGAAGGAAAAACCACGGTACCTCTTATTCTACCATACGAAACGCTATATTTTCAACCCTTGATACGCGACCGCCCCAACCTTTTCCAAAAGTGGGCCACGTAGGAAGTCCTTGTAGGAAAGCTAACCGGGCTTCGCAGATTCGCGTTGCAGTTTCACGACCGTTTGCCTCTTCAGCAGCAGCAATTGTTTCTGGCCCGACTTGTCCGTCTTGACCCACACCGCATATCTGCTGGAGGGTTTTTGCCGCACGGCTTACCCCGCTATTAACAGCCATATCAAAAGTGGCATAGTCAATGCCAAGAGGAAGTGAGTCGCCATTTATCTTATCCCAGTAGTTCTTTTTGTACAGGGGGGCGACATCCTGAATCGTCAAGTTCATCATGTCCATCTCCGTCACCGGATGACCGACCCAATCTTCCCAGACTTTTTGAGTAACGCCGTGGTTTGTCCGGCCCCCCGGATCACGTGCATCATTCACATAGCCCCCTTCTTCCTTAAGAACAAGGGCTAAACACTGCTCAAAATTATCTTTCATTATTTATTCCCGCAGAACTGCTTCCATTTTTCGTCATGGGACAAGATTTCCGATGCCGTTTTGTTAGATAAAGTATCAGTTTTTCTGACATAAATAGGCTTCACCCAATTGCAGGATGTATCTACAATCTTAGTCTCTGGCTTAGGCATACAGGCCGCCATAGGTAATATCGATACCAATATAAAAATCCGCTTCATGGTTGGCTCCATTGTTTCTGAAGGGTATCCTGAGGGGTATTATCCTGAGAGACAGACTGGTCTATTTTAACCGCCTCCGCATCGACCTTCTGCTCATGCTGAATCGCTATGACCTCTTCCTGCGCCCGCTCATTGGCGGCCCCTATAGCCTTTTCATGGCCCGCCCAGTATGCATAGCCCAGAATAAGTGCGGCACTTATCCCAACGGCGATTGCGGCATTACGCACCCAAGGATTAAGGAGTAGGAAGAACATTACGATGGCTCCGTCTTAGACTTTAGTGCTAACCCACCACCGCCGCCAGCAAGGATAGCGGAAGCGCCGATAGCCCAGTTTTGAGGGTCAAAGTTCCCATGAATCACCGCCTGATATGCGGTAACCGCGCAGTAAACAAAGGACATTTTAGCCCATAAGATGCGGCCAATGTCCCAAGTCATGTTGTCCACCCCAGTGAACATATGTTTAAGAGCTTGAAGCATGTTATTTCACCGTTAACATTAAAAAGATGCCGATTGCGCCTATACCTAATACCAAAAATCCAACGATACTGCTAACCATAATTAAATCCTTACGGTTTTCTTCCTGTTCTTTTAACGCGGCAGCAGCTTGACGGGCCGCCTCTTTCCGCATTTCAATGACTTGACGTTGGATGCCTTCCCATGCTGCGGGACCGTATTGGCCTACGAACATGTTCTTTAC